TCACGGTTCCGAAAAGATTACTCGCCTGTGTACCCGCAGTCAAAAGTGCATCGGTGGCATAACTTACACCACTATTGCCAAGTACACCGGCCGCGTTCTGGCCGCCGTAGTAAATACGGTCGGAAGTGGGGTATGACTCGTTAATTGTCTGGATGCTCGCGCCGGACGAATTTTCATTGTAAAGCCCTGCCGCTGCGATTGCGATATCGTTCTCAAGAGCTTCGGCAAGCCATTCGCCTAAGTCTTCCTTGCCGTTCTCGCGGATATTCGTCGCGGTTAATTGTTCACTCATTTTTCCGGCAGAAACGTAGGAATGTGACCGTTCGTGAACGAGAAGTGACATATTCCGTCTTTTTAACTTTTCTTCATTGCCGGTTGTGTTACCGTCGTCGCCTTGACCTGCGCCGCTCATGGGGTCGCGGGACTCAAATACAATCGTCCCCCCCTTTGTTGTGAGCAGCTTGGTATTTACGTGGATCAGACTATTTTTGTCTTTACCCATCATCTGAGTAAAAAACATATTCTGCAAACCGTAAACAAAAACGGCCTGAGACCATATAGTCTGGGCACGTGGGTCAGCAAACGCAAAATTGGTAGCTGCCATGTCATTGCTCCTTTCGTCAGGAGCAAACCGTCTACAGCTTGGCTACTGCTGCAACTATAGGATCAACGTGAGTATCAGCCAATATTTTAGCTTGTGTAGCCACTTTTTCCTCTGTTTTCGGCTTGCTCGTTTTTTCAGGAGCAGTCTCAGAAGATTTAGTTTTTGACTTGCTGTTGGCAATAGCCGCCCGGCATTTCTCATAAGCAAGCTCGCCGAAATCGGCACCTGCATTGCTTATATCCAACATTTCGCCTGCGGTAAGCAGTGATTCGCCAACCGTTACAATCTGCTGCCAGTCGTCATGCTCAATTTTCGCTTTGTTCGCAGAAGCTACCTGCTGAGTGCCAAGTGCCTGCTTTGCAGCCGTCTGGGCCGCTTGCGTAGCAACTTGCTGGTCATAAATCCGCTGTTTACGATAGAGTGCAGGCGTGATAATCATATCTTCTTCCAGGACCCCTTCTGCGGTCTGTCTTTCAATCTCCAAATCTATCGGAGATTTCGCCGCCGGTGCCTGCTTCACCTGCATCTGCTGTATCGCAGATAATTGACCTTTGAGCTCGGCCTCTCGTAATTCGGCGGCCTGAGCCCGCTTGCGCAACTCTGCGTGCTTCACTACTGGAACCCCCTTTTCCGCCTGCTCGTCGTCAGACTCACCAGCCGGAGAAGTTTCAACAGGAGATTCCTCTGTGTCCAAAGCTTCCTGAACCAAATCCTGTTCTTCTGTACTGCTCTGTTCTGTTTCCGTCATTTCAAAACTCCTTATATCCCGGCTGAGTGAGCCGTAACGCCTGTAAACCCTACAGTGAGGGGTGGTTTTTATACTGAAACCACCAAAAACATTGACCTACGAAACGCTCGTAGTCAACTGAACTGGCTTTGCCACTGTGCCATGCAGCTAAGATTTTTTAGACATTTTTCCTCTTTATCAATCGTGAGTACCGCAGAATATCTGCGGATGGCGGCTGGTCAATAGCCCTGCCTTTATTCATTCTCGGCGCGATTCGATTAACGAAGGCCAACTCTTCGGCAGTGAGCGGAACGAGGGCTTCCGCCTCCTCTTTCTTTTTCGCTTCCTCGGCCTTATCTCTGTTTACCTTGTCAACTGCCGCCTTACGCGACTTCTCGGCCTCTTCTTCAATCTGCTTCTTTGATTTTGCCATGATAACCTCTTAAATTTCTGTGATTATTTCCGTTTCCACCTTGGCTGTTTTGTCGGGCAACTTAGCCTCCGGTGCCGTGATTGTGATTGACTTATTGCCATGGTCAAAGGATATTTGTGTTTTGTTGTTGGTTTTGAGCTTTTCAAACCTTTCCAGGTCGGCGATGGATATCGTTAGGTGCGCCTTTACACCGGGCTTGCCGTCTATTTTTTCCTGTAATATGGCCGTCTTATGCAAAAGCATTATTAAGACCGCCTCAATCCATTCCGGCTTGGGGGCTGGCATCTTTCCTTTGGCCGCGTTCTTGCGTCGATTATCTTGTATTGGCTTTATCATTTTTTCCCCATTATCGGGTCAATTCCATCGCTTTAATCCGTTCGTGAAACTTGACATCCGTCTCTCCCAACTTCTTATGCTGCTCGGCATTTAGCTTTTTAAGGCTCTCTATTTCTGCGACAACCTTGGTCAGTGCCTTGCCCTGATTTTCTATTAACCTGCTTTGAATGAAGTCGAGCCGTGCCCCGTTGTCGTTACCAAACTGTTCCTGCCATTGAGCAGGCGGGTCGCCATTGCCCCATTGTGGGGGTTTGCGTACTTTTTGGCAGACGAATACTAAACTTACACAGATTACCCAGGTTAGCATTAAAATGACAACCAGCACTTCCAGTGTTTTCCATAATTTCAGTGTTTTCATTGTTTCTCTCCTTTACTTTGGACAACCTTCATTTAGCGGCAAGCTACAATGCTCACCTTTAGTTCCTGTTTTAACGCCGGTATAGTTTTCACATCTCTTACAAACCCCCCTCATTCGCTGATAGTTCTTACCGTACCGGATATTATCCCTCTGCTCAGTGCCCTCAAACTTCTTTTCCTGGCCGGGAGCCCAACCAAAACCGTCATTCTCGAAGGTCTTTTCCTGCTTGCCTGGACTAAAATTTCTTGTTTTTATCAGCATTATGCACTCTTCGCCTCTACCGGTCGTGCTTGACTCGCTAAAGCCTCTGCTTTACGCTGCCTGCCAAGCTTTAACTTCTCTTTGTTAGGAACATCGGTAATATCAATCAAATCGTCACCACTGAGTCCTATATCGCCGGATTCCCTCAAAACCCTGTGTAATTCAAACGCCTCTATCGCCTTAATCGTTCGCATTGTCTCTGACATCGGCGAAATAGTTACCTTTGTGCTATATTGGCCTGTTTTCATGCTGTGGATAAGGCCCAGCACTATCTCTTCCGCTAATGGCTTTGCCGCCTGTTCTACCTGTTGAGCGAACTGCTGGAATATCGCCGATTCTTTCTGGAAGGCGTCTAACATTTCAGCCTGCAACTGGGGTGGAGCATTTGCTATTCTTATCGGGTTTGGCTGTTCCGGCTGAGACGGTATCTGTCCGCCCATTTGCCTTATCTGGTTCAGGACTATGCCCCTAGCCTGCTCCATAATCGTTTCATTAACCAAATCATCTTCGTCAACAACAGCCCGAATCTCATCCTCACTGAATATGTCGTTTTTGCGAATTATATCTACTATCAAATCGCCTAACATTGTCTGTGAATAGTTCCAGTTAGCCAGTAATGACATGGAACCCTGCTGGCTCTTTTGTATATCGAGGAACTTAGCCCTGCCGGACAACGCCTTCGGGTCCCGCTCAGGTACGTCTAATCTGCCGGTGATTGTCTTAACGTTGTTCATTGCCTGCTGGGTAAATACCTCGAAAGTAGGAAAAAGAGGTCCGTCTATCTTCTCCACAACACCCCCGCCTCTTGACTTGTCAATGACAATCCCGTCTTCTCCACCATGGACACCGAGCCAATCGACAAATTCATGACTGTCATCGCTATTTATCATCCAGCCGGAATTGGACATCTGCTTTATGAGATTCAATGCCATAGAATGTGTCCAGTTAATCTCCTCCTGTGTGCCTATTAAGTCTTCGGATACGCCGGATTTGTAGCCATTTACCCAATACGGCCAATAGAACACTATCGGGAACCTATCCACGCCGTTTAACTCATCCACGCGGTCTTCGAGAAAAGTGTCTTTTACCCTGATAGTGTGGTGCATAATGTAGGAAGTAACCTCTTCTATCGAGAAGATGTCGGGGTTCGCTTTTGTTGCTCGCCTGGCCGCTTCTATATCCTTGTCTTCCCGTAAGAATTTAGAATCCAACTCGGACTCCCTGTTATCAAACCAGTGGATACACTTCTTGGGCTCTCTCCACCATGTATGGGATTTGAGATAGCGGCTTTTCTCCATTACTTCAACATCTTTCCTCTCTCCGCCACTGAACGAACCAGTCTCTTTTTGCGACCTGCGGCCTGTCATCCAGTTAATAATGCCAACCACATTTCCGGCCACTACCTCAAGGAACGCCTGAGAACCCTTTGCTTCAAGGTCTTCTTTATGGTCGGGATACTCGGTCTCAACAAACTCTTTATCAACCCATTCCTCCCAAATGACGTACTTAGCCCCGGAGGTCAGTTTGTTAATGTCGTATGAAGTCGCATTGGGGTCAACCATTGTATTGTGTTCGACAAGCTTTTCTATCCTCAAATTAGCGTGCTTAGGGTCGTCTGTCTTGTCAATAAACACGCCTATCGCCCCTTGACCCGATGTTAAGCCACTTTCAAACGCCTGCGATTTCTCGTACCGTGCCCGCTCAGAGTCCGCCGCCTGCTTGGTTAATGCCGTTAATATCTGCGCTACAGTCGCGGCACCGCCTTGTGTGTTCTCGACAATAAAATCCTGCGGGTTCTGTATCTCCGAACCGGCAATCTGCTTCACCTGAGCTTTTATAATAGGGATGGTTAATGTGAACTTACCCTTGAGTCTCGCCGCTTCCTTAATGCCCGGCCCCCATTGCAAATCACCCCCGATTACAAAGTCCTCGGCTTTCCTCATCCGGTCGAAGAAATTAGCATTACCTAATACACCATCGGAACGGTACTCAGTCACCTTCTTCAGTATTTCGTCGTCTGTTAGTGCCATTACATTCCCATCGGGCCCAGCGGCCTCCATTTCTTGTCTTCCTTTTTGTTGACAGGCATGAGATAAAGCTTCTTTTTTATAACCTCTGATAAATATCTGCCGGCATCGGCGTAATGGCTCGATTTATCATGTGCAGGCCGCTCGTCGTATCTGGAGGAGCTCTCAAGCCATTCCCTGTGATAACACAACCACGCTACGATAAGCTCTTTGCATTTCACTGAATCAATATAAATGGACGGGAATATATTTATCAATCGCTGTATGCCGTCCAGAACACTTAACTCTCTATCAAGTTTGCGGAAGGTTATCCCATTCTGCTGAAATGTTTTGTAGATTTCCTCGCCTGTGCCGATTTCGCCTTTATTTATGTCAAAGGGGCAAAAATGCTTGCCGTAGATGTATTTGTTTTCCTCCCTCTTGGAGTCTAACATCCGCTTATAAAACGCAGCTCCGCCCCTAACATCGTCCTTTTTCGATAAGTTAAAGCAGTCTATGATGTGAACTTCAAGCCCTATGACCTGAAAAAATATCCAGGGCATATTACCACCTATTCCTAAATCGCAGACCGTATGGACAGGGCTCGCGTC